TCCCAGCCAACTTCAGACGCGATCTCAACAGGACCGTAGTCAAAGCTCTGGACACCAAAGGTGCCGCTATCACGGTCCACTTGACGAGCAATGGGAGGAGCAATCTCAGGGGTTGTGGTGTACCCATCAAGATCCTTATAGCGGTAGCTGCACGAGGCAGTAGGGGCAATGGCAAAGGCACGGACCATGTTGTTAGCCTTAGCGATTGCAGCCGCCTCACGGATACCAGCATGGATCTCATGAGCTAGTACTGAAGCAGGAGTGTGTTCATGAGGACGGTTGTTGACGATGTGATCCAACGCCTCACCAAACTCCTTGTATGTCACCCCTTGTTGACGGAGCAGGTTGGAAAGTCCAAGCATTCCGAGACCGACTTGGCGATCAACCTCAGGAGTGAGGTATTCACCGCTGTCTCCAACACCTGTCTTTGCGTGGAGGTGACACAGTTCGGACATTCCACGTGAAAACGCAGATCGAATGTCATCAAATTGGCATGCCCCAAGGTTGACATGTTGCAGTAGACAGGTGCCCCGTGTTGGCAGGTACACCTCCAGGCAAACATTTCCGTAGATACGTTGTCCATGCTTATCGACTTTAGTTTTGTTGAGCCAGACATCACCACGTCTGATGGCAAGAATCAGAGCTTCCTTGACTTCTGGCGTGGCAACATTCCACCAGTGGTGGTTGATGTTGACGCAACGCTTAACCCAAGGCAGCTCACTACGGCTAGCAGTAATGAACTCAAGCACATCAGGATGGTTGAGATCAAGATGACATACAACTGCTCCATTTTTGTAGACACCACCACGCCTCAGGATTTCATTGAGGGTGGAATAGATCTTTGCAAAGGACACAGGGCCAGATGCCACAAGACCCTTGCCATTCTCAGATCCTTTGCTACGAATCTTGGAGAGGTGTACCGCAACGCCCGCTCCATAGCGTAGAGCATGACTAACGAATCGCCACGAAGCTTCGATTCCATTTGGCCCCTCCATTGTGTCTTCAACAACGAAGACGGTGCAGCTCACAGGGAGCCTGGATGTCGGATCATCAATCCAACTTTGTACACGGCCAGTACGTGCGATGAGTTCTTTTTCCACAGTAGTATCAGACAAGATCAATCAGTGAAGGTTCGTAGTAGTTAGGCCCTTTGAGAATCTTTCCATCCTCACGACGTATGGGCTTGCCGTCTTCCCCAAGCTTGCTCATGTTGCTTGCATGCACTCGGTTGAATGCAGTCTGCAAATCCCACCCAAATGCTGCAGCCATCTGATGACAGGTGACAACCACGTCAGCAAGCTCCTTCAGCATGTGCTCTCTGGCCCGCTTGTTGGTGATGTCTTTCTTCAGATCGAGGTACGCATGGGCAAGTTCAAGGTGCTCCTCATCGATCAAAGTCTGCTGCAGATTCAAAGAAGAAATTGTCAGCCCGATGGGCAGCTCGAACTTGCTCCTGAATTCGTGTGCTGCTGTTTCGTAGAAACTCACGTTCGTTTTCAAGGTAGTGGATTGCTTTAGTGAGGTCGTCAATGGGGTCTGCTGTTGGCTTCTTTCCACAACGGCAGATATATTTGATTGCATTACCAAGATGGAAACTTAATTGTTGTTCTCGGATGAAGTCTCCGACTTTCCAACTTGATCCATAGTGCTCTGGGCTATCGGCCATTGCTTTACAAGATTGGATACAGTGTTAGTGAGGCAAAAGTTCTGATGTTGCAATGCAAGAAGGACAGTGATGATGTCCTCCTTTCTTGATTCAGGCAGCAAATCGTTCAGGCGTCTCATCTTGAACTGCTGCTCCACCGTCATCTCCATCACTGGGGGTGGGGGTCCAAAGGATTGGCTCATTGGTGTCGAAGTTGTAGTCGGTGTACTGGAGAATCCGCGCGAGACGTGCATTAAGAAGAGCATCATCTTCAGTCATCCCTCGTTCTTCAAAGGCTTGAACAACTGTTTTCCAACAACAGCCATGTTTATCGAGGAGGGCATCAGCACGTTTGATACCAATCCCAGGAGCACCTGCATAACCATCTGTCTGGTCACCGCTCATCGTTTGAATCAGATGCCATCGATCTCCCTCTTCCTTGGTGATTTCAATCACAGGATTCTTGAGATCAAACAGCAGTCCTGGTATCTGCCTCATGTCCTTATCGGGTGAGCAGATAATCAGTTCGTTCTCTGATTCAATTGGATCTGTTGCGTAGATACCAAGAGCATCGTCAGCCTCAAGATTGTCAACGACCATGGTGATGTAGTTGTCACCACACCAGTTGAGCAGACGCTTGTAGCCACAGGGCTTCTTCCTATTTCGATGACCCTTGTAATCCGGGTAAATTTTTTTCCTGAAATTCTTTGAGCTACTGAAGAACAGGATGAAGTCATCGAACTGACCCATGCATTCAGCAATGGACATCAGCTCTTTCTGGAATAGTTCCAGTACATCAGAGAAGCGACTTGTGACAACAATTAGGTCGTCGTCGTAGTCGATCTCATCTTCACAGGCAGCACACGCCCTGTATGCAATGAAGTCAGCGTCAATCAATAAAGTCAAAACTCTCCCAATGCCTCCCTGATTGTCTTTTCAGCAAAGCCGCTTGCACGCAAGATTATTCGGAACTGTTCGACATGGCCTTGGATAGTCATGTCAGTAGCATCAAATTTAAAGGTGTACTTGTTCACTGATGGGTAGTGAGGCAGGTCACCGTTCTTGCAATCAAGGGTTACTGTGATCCATGTTGAAATCTCATTGGTCATTTGCCTTGGCCTCGACGTAGTTTCCTGGTGCCTTTGGGTAAGGAGCGGGTGCCGTTGCCTTGACGGGTGTGCTTGAACTTGGCACGTGACTCAAATTGTTTCTTGGCTAGATTTGTTTTGGATTTGGTTGTGGGCATAAGTTAATTCCAGAAGTTTTCAAGACCTGGTGGGCAGTAGTTTGTCCTTGCGCTTTTATCGCCTCCTAGAATCTGTTTCCACTTGCAATACCAACCAGACAAATCTGTACCTGTTGCAGGTACGACTATTAGTGGATAGACAGGCAGCATTACTTTGTATACCGAACCGCTTTTCCAGTAGGTATACCCTCTGTTGTCAACAACGTAGTGCGCTATCTTCACGTCTATCTCGTAAACTACATCTCTATACTTAAAACAAAGGTCCGTCTTTCCATCGCACCCAGTATTGCGAAACACGGTTGCACCTTTAGCCATCAACGCTGCAGTGGCATACACCTCTGCAATGTCACCGGCTCGATTGGAGCTGAAATCAATGTGTGTCAGCCCACGTACTTCCGGTTCCGGCTTCTGCTGCGATTGGAATTCGCAGGCCGTAATATTCTCCAGCTTGAGCTGCAGCGAGTTCAAGATTAAACATTAGTGTGTCCGCATGAGCGGGGTTACATTCAAACTGAAGCTCATCATGAACAAATGCCAGTTGATCAGCTTCAATATTTAGTTGTTTAATTTGGTCGTTAGCGATGACCATCCATCGCTTTGCAATGACGCCAGCTCCTGACTGCAGGAGATAGTTCAGAGCTTTATGGGGTCCATCAACAGCGATACGCCGTCCATCAACTGAAGTGACGTACTTAGCTGATTGAACCTTTTTCTTGACGGCCTCAACAAGATCGCTAAGACCTTCAATTGCATCAAGATACGCTTGCCGTATCTCTGCCCCTTTCTTCTTTGCCTTATCGGCTGGAAGCTGAGGGTCATAGGAAAGTCCAAGTTTTTCGTTCCCAGCACCATATAAAAATGCATAGGAAATTGTCTTAATAATGCGCCTGGAAACGCCAATCTTGTCGGCATTAACTTGGTGGATGTCGCCATTAAGCAAGATCTCACCATAGCGACCACCGTCATACCTACTAAGGTAATGCGCGAACATCCGCAACTCGATGCCGCTAAGATCGGCCCCAACCATGCATAGTCCTGGAGTTGCAGTGAATAGTCGTCTGAATCGTTCATCAGATGGGACTTGGGCCAGATTTGGGTTCCTATGGGCACATCGGTGAGTGTTAGTTGCAACGGAGCAGTGGTGGTGGATTCGGCCCTTTCTGACAAGCTTTAGCCAGGCGTTGTTGCCGTCTGACAACATGCCAAGTTGCTTACTCAATTCAAGGCATTGAAGGAAGTCAAGAGCGATTGGTGTCCCAATGTCATTTAATACGACTTCATCAATGGTCGCCTTACCTTTGTCTGTGAACTGGTTTGGTTTCCATCCATAAATAGGAACCTCGTTTTCATCACACGCTGTACTTAAGACCCACGCAATGTGATCTCGACTGGTTGGGTTAAGATCCTTGATGCGCGTAAATGTGCCATCTGTGAAATATCCTCTGGTCGAGTTAGGACGACGAGGAGTAAACTCGCCTCCCTCAACGAAAGGATGCCGCTGTCTAAGAGATTCTTGCAGCGAATCAAGTGCAGATCGAAGTTCGCATTCCAGCTCATGAGCGGATCGTTCGTCGAAGTACCAGCCATGCAACTGTTGTTTGGTGAGGATCTCTGCTACTTGGTGCTCAAGCGTGACCCATTCCGGGACTTCAACTCCTGATCCTCCTTTGCTTGTTGTTGGATCTTTTTCTGGAAGTGATTCCATAGTTTGTGTGTGACTTGTAAGTCCTGTACGCAATAATCCTCCATGTCTTGAGACCAGTTCTTCCAGTCAGTCTGCTTAGCAAAGCCACCCTTGTACTCACCCAATCTGTAGCCGTATGCCTCTAAGGAATGTCGTCCGTAGAGTTGGAGCGGCATGTGTTTCCAGTTCCTAGCGTTATCAATCTTAAGCAGATCAGGATGATACAAACGACTAAGAATAAGAGTGTCAATGGTCCGTGGTGGTGTGAACCATGGGTAGAACTTCTGGATGACGGGGATGTCGTAATTAATTACGTTCTGCCCGATGATTGTCTCAGCACCTTCAAGCATCGTGATGGCACGAGCGATAGGTTCCTGAGTGCCTTCATCGTTAAAGACATAAACCTCATTGTTACCAATGTCTTTGATAGCAACACAATGGATGGTGGTAAGATTGTCGTACAGGCCGTCAGTTTCGATATCAAAGAGGAGGTTCATCAGTAGACATCATTGGGTTGCCAGTGAGGATCTACCCCGTAGTAATCACACAGAAATTCAAAGAGAATCGATAGAGTGATCACTCCTCCTTGATCGCTGATCTCACCACGCTCATGCATGGCGAGCATTTCCTCTGTAGTGCAAATGATGATGGTGTCAGACATCGATTGCTTTTGTGGGGATCCTGATCACAGCTTCCAGTTCCTGAAGTGTGTCTGCCCGGTAGGGTTGTGCTCGTTGCACCATTTCTGGTGACGGCGGGTTGGGGCGCTTGAGCAGTGATTCGTAGTTAGAAGTCCGTGTTTGGCTCGAACTCTGGTTCAGCTTCATGCTCGATAAAATGGCAAGTGTTAAGGTCATAAATAAGGTCACAACAAGGGCCAACTTCTCCGCTGTAGCGATTTTTGAGTACTCGTACAGTTGTCGCGGAGTTGGTTTGTTGATTCCGTTCAAGTGCAATAACGGCATCACTAAGTTGTGCGATGCTGTGTGATCCTCGTAACGAACCAAGGCTCACACGTGCTCCTTCCTCGTGACTCTGGTCACCACTAGGACGACGCAGGTGAGAGACAAGGAACAATGAGATGCCTGTCCGTTCCACAAGAGAACGAAGCTTGGTCATTGTCTGGTCAATGACACGACGTTCATCCCCATCAAGACCACTCAACAAAATGCTGAGGTGATCAAGAAAGACGATCTTTACGTCAAGACCTTGGGCAAGATACTCCACACGGTTATAAATAACATCGGGATCAAAACTACCGAAGCCATCAAAAAGATAAAGCGGCCAATATCCAAGGGTTCTGGAGTAGACATCTGTTAGTTCAGTGCGTGAGTGTTCACCAATGTGGTAAGGCCTGCCTTCGGCTACGGACATTAGCCCGAGAGCTGTTCGGCGATTAGATTCTTCAAGGGCTAGATAGCCAACACGCTCACCCTTGTTGAGTAAGTGTGTAGCAAGTTCTCTACAAAAAGAACTCTTCCCTATCCCCGATCCAGCGGTCACGGTCACCAGTTCGCCCGCTCTGATGCCATGAAGCTTGTCCTGTAAACCTTTGAACGGATACTCATGGAGTCCGTCATCATTAGGTTTAAGGATCTGCTCTAGAAGGCTCTTCGCTTCGACAATGCCGTCTGGGCGGTATGCGGAAGCGTTCCAGATTGCTTCTTTAATCGCTTGTGCCTTGCCAGCCTGGAGTGCATCGGAAGCATCCTTGAAATCTGGCAAGTGAGCGATCTTAACCTTGCCTGGTGGCAATACCCCTGCCGCATCCTTCGCAGCCTGACGGCCTGGAGCGTCATTATCAAAGAAGAGGACAATCTCCTCATAGCCCTGGAGCCACTCAAGCTGCCTTTGAATCGCACGCTTGGCCGAATTGGCACCATCCGGTATTGATACCATCGGCCAATTCCCCGCGTAAGCCTGATAACACGAAAGCGCATCAAGCTCTCCTTCGGTGATAACCACTCTCTTTCCAGAACTTGGGAAGAGCTGCTGTCCAAAGAGTTGTCCATCAGGGTTTGATCCTTCCCATCGAAATTGTTTGTCAGGGGTTTTTACCTTGGCACCAGTGCAGCTCCCATCCTTTGCAAAGTAATGGAAGTAGAGTTGATTGCCTTCTCGATGAACTCGATACTTACGGCAAGTCTCTTCACTGAGGCCACGTTTAGGTAGTGGCTCAGGGGTTCCCTTAATGGGAAATGTCATTCGTGGTTTTGACGATTTGACAGCGTTGAATTCACCAGCTTCCCAATAGCCACACCCAAAGCAGTAGCCATGGCCGTCGTCGTAACGACCAAGATTGTCTCCACTACCACAATTAGGACAAGGTTCATGGGTGAGATACTTACTTGTTTCTGTATCGAGAGATGACTGCATTGATCAGCTTTTCGTAAATGTCAGCGGAGTTCTGGAAGTACGAATGCCAATCGTTTAGTGCATCAGCAAAGCAAGTGACAACTTCATCGGGTGTCAATTCACCAAGCTTGATCGCCTCCTCTGCCTCACATAATGCATCGGAGAAGAATTCAGTGATGCGCTCTTTAGTGGTCGTCATTGTTGTGTGTGGAAACGTTGGATCAATTCTTCGTAGCTATCCAATGCATCTTCAAAGCCTTCAACAATGTCATTCGGTGAGGAATGCTTGTCGAGAGCCATGATTAGATTGGTAGCTAGATCTTTGATCAGCTCTACATCAGCCATTCGATTGGGATACTGTGGAACACACACCATTGGAATCCGTGTTTCTCGGCCCATTTGGCGTATGTTGTTTTTGATCCTTTGTAGATCTTGTTATAGGGCGATTGAAATACAAAGCGAATATCAAGGTCAGGGTTCTGATCCTTTACTGCCTTCATCTTTCGACGATCCTCTTCGGTCAGATGACCTTTCACCTCAAGGTAGATACCATTAGGTAGTAGGAAATCTGGACAGTAGTTGTGAAGAATCTGGTAGGCGACCTTTGTGGATTCGTACTCGTACTTCACGCCCAGGTTGGTGAGAAGATCAGCGACCTTCTCCTCCAACCCAGAACGGAAAGCCATTAGAACCTCAAATCCTCCAGCTCGATACGCCCATCAACTGAGACCCATAGTCGGCAAGGAACTCCGTCAACAGTGACGAAATTCTCTCCCCTACCTTTAAAGTAATCGCCATACTTAAATCCAAGTTCGTGGATGAGTTTCGACCTTTTCTCACGCTTCTGTTCAAGCTTCTCTTGATCAGCTTCTATTTGATGCTGGAGTTTGAGCAGTTGAGCAAGAGTAGCCATTAGAAATCCACGTCGGTTTCAGTTGCAGGTGCCGGAATCACGTTCGGATCGTCGGCCTTGAAACCCTTGGTTTTACCAAAGAGTTCAACGACATTGTCCGCATTCATATCGCCAGAATCAACACCAGCAGAAGATGAAATGCTAATAACTTGCACACCTTGCAACTTCAAAGAGGTTCCATAGGAGAACCCATCTTGCTTGGTGTAAGGCTTTTGAAAGAATGCAAGCTTCACAACACTGCCGCTATAAAGCGGAATGCTGGGATCACGCAGAACCGTACCTTCGCTATCAACGATAGTGGGCTTCAGTTTGTCTTCGTCTTTCCAGCTGAATTTGACTTTGTACTTACCTTGCTCCACTTCCTCCCATGGCTCAGGTTGAGCAAGAGCACGCTTGGGATTCTTGAGCTTAGACTTAGCCCACTCAAGTGCGGGGCCACGGTCTTGCTCTAGTTGCTCGATAATACTTTCATCGGAAAGAATAGCAGACAACGTATAGCCAAATTTGCTGGGTTTCATCACAGCTTGAAATCCTTCAAGGACAACAGGCTTTTCAGTGACGATAGTTTTGCGGGTCATTAACAGAAAAAGTAGGTGGAATCAAGGACGGAATCAAGATCGAGATCACCAATGATTGGTGGCTCTGTCTCGGCGTCAATTGCTTCAGCAAAATCCAGAAGGGGATTGCTGTTAGAAAAGATTTCGCAGTAGGTTTCCCTGACTACGCGGTTCAATGTGCCCATGTCAGTTGCTCGACAAAGCACTGAATCGTGGATCACCGTGAACGGTGCGTTGAACTTCAGGAATGCTTGATGAAGGATCGAAGCATCCAAAGAGTGAATAAGGTTGGGAGCTGTGCTGGATTTATGACCAGCAACATCTGGGCCTTCGTGACCTGTAGTTAGGTTGACTTCACAACGACCAAGGATCTGTAACTTGATTGTTGTTACCTTGCGTTTGCGTCGGTTTTGTTTGACAATAAACCCAGATGGTGTTTCCCAAGTAAGGTGATCTACGCTGCGCTTAAACGCTGCGCCAACTTCTTGTTTGATCCAATCCATGACACGCATTGGACCTGGGACAACCTCATACATCGCTTCTCTGACTGCATTCACAATCAGAGTGAGTTCTTCAGGTGTAAACTCAGCACCCTTTTCTTTCAAGGCTTCACGGATGTAAGCCCTGTTGGAATGTTTGGTTGCGTTGTATGGAATGGTCATCACTGTTCTCTTTGTGACCTTCCGATCAAGGAGAGCAGCTAGGTGATCTGGCAGTTTTGGTTTGGCAACCTCAGCCACAACTTTGTACGCATCCTGTGGTGTATCTGACGGAAAGACATTGACCAACCTTGCAGTTGATTGATCTCTCGCCATACCAGCCAGGATCTGTAGTCCTGAGCACGTCGCATCAATAGCAACCGGCAGATTTGTCCAACTTCTTGTGCACTCAATGACACAAGCGTTGTACTCCTCACATGCAGCGAGGAACTGCCACGGCTCATCTGCAGCCTCCCATTCGCCTATCTCCACTAGTGGAGCGCTAGCCACACGAGAAATCAAGCTGTGGTTCTGAAGAACCCAGTCCTGACGTTCTTGCATCGTGGCTTTGTCCAACCCATTTCCGTAGCAGGTTGCTACTTGAAATGCCAGCCAGGCTTCTGCTTCATCCGTCATAAAGGCGGGCTCAGCAAACTTCAGAAGTGATTTGGCGGCATCCGTGTCCATCGGCGTAAGAAAGGCCGGGATCGGATACGTACGACCTCGATAGTCAAATGACCACGGGAGATAGAACTTGTCTTTCCCCTTGAAGATCTTGACGGTCTCCATCGTCATGCGTGTTCGGCATGACCGTTTGAATGACGCAGCGTTCTGGTTCAGGACCTCTGCTGCTTGCCGTCTGTACTCGTGCCTGGCCTCGTCGTTCTCCGCGATGTCGAACGGTTTGTTGGGGAGGGGTAGCTCAATGATCGGCAAGAACTTACCGACCTTGTACTGACGCTCCATCAAGGTCTCAGCCACGTCGACGATGAACTCGTTGAGCGTGTAGGCAACCTTCTGGAGCTTGTTCAAAAACAGGAGTGGCGTGTTCCCCTGTATTAGTCCGCCCTCACCGCGACGGACCATCTCATGCCCGTGCATGACCTCATTGAGGAGGTAGCCACCAGCCTTGATGGGACTCCAGTCTCGTGGTGGGACCAACATGGGCCACGCCATTGGAGCAAACATCAGAGCGTCTTGCATCAGCTCCTCCTTTTGCATGGCAAAGAGAAGGCTGGGGACGATCAGTGTTGGCGTTCCGTTGTGACGCTTGACCGTCACCCTTTCAAACCACTTCGTACCCTTCATCACACAGTCAAGAAGCCAGCCACCAAGCTTTGCTCTTGTGGCAGTCGGCCAATTGTCCCAGTGATGCTCGTGGCGATTCATCATCGTCCGAGCCACCGTTGCCTTCTGCTGTGTGCCACAGGCGCTGTGCCAGTACTGCCGCTTGATGCGGTCATACAGCTCAGGATCCTGTGACTCGTACCAGCGGAGCTGACACTCCTGCTCCAGGGCTTGGCCGATGGCAACGATCACATTGGCGATCTCGTTGGCCTTGTCCTTTGGGCTGAACACCTTGTCGAAGGTCAGCTTCAACGCAATGGCTGCTGCTGCCTCCGGCTCGATCTCAGCGAGGTACTGGTGGATGGTGGCGAAGTCAACGCCGTTCTGCCCCTTGTGGATGCG